AGGGGGCCTGTATCGACTTCACGAAGGTGAAATGGTCTTGCCTCCGGCTGTGGCCGCATCCATACGGCAGAGTGGCGGTGGGGGCGGAGGGATTACACTTATGATTTCCCCTGGGGCCATTGTCGTGACCGGAACCTCGGATCCTATCGAAGTAGGCAAGTCAGTCGTCAAGGAAGTCGAGTCGAGCATTCGTACTGGGCGCTTGGGACATGTCATTGCGCAGCGAGTAGGCAAATGAGAAGCTACCCGACGTATCTGTCGTTGCTCAATTACGTAGCGACGGCTGCGATTACCACGACTGATCCCAATGGTAGTGCGACGGCAGACTATATACGATCTCCAGGGCGTCCGTTCCTTCCGTGGCGAACGGGTGCGCTGGGTGCGCAAAACATCGTGATCAATTTCGGCAGTACGAAGTCTGTCAAGCTGCTACTCCTTGTTCGGACAAACTTTACAACCGCGAATATTCAAGGTCATCCATCCGATTCCTGGGGAGCCCCGGCGTTTGATCAAGCCATTACGATCAGCCGGAACCCGTGGAATTATCGCTATCAATGGGGCATGCGAGTGGTCGGATTCAGCTATCAGTACATGCGTATTTCTATCCCGAGCCAATCGACTACGGATGGGAGTACTGGATACCTTCTTGGAGGAGTGTGGGCAGGCGATGAACTCCGTATCCCGCGACAATTCCGCTTTGACTACGATGCTGAGACGGTGGAACCGCTCGTGGATATGATTCCACCGCACCAGGGTTGGCGGCAACGGCTCATCATGGGCGAACCGATGGCGCGATTTACGTTTTCCAGGATTGCGACGATCGATCAGTTCACGCCAGGGTACGCGGATCAATTGCTCGCGTGGAAGGATATCGATCGGCAGATCCGTGAGAATGATATCTGCGCCCTTCTGCTGACCACGCAAGATCCTGCACAGGCCTTCGTCGTCCGGCCCACTGGAGATAACAAGTGGCGGCGGAACAAATATACGATGGCGGAGCATCAAATATCGCTCGAGGAAGTTATTGGGCCATGATATGCCATTTGAGGAGGCTGACTAATGTTTGTCAATCCTAATACTGAGATCATCTCCTGCATGTCGTGTGGGATCTCTCACGCCTTACCTGTGGAGATTCGACAGCGTCTTGCGTCTGCACAAGGTTTCGCCGACCGTCATCTCGAGCATTCACTCACCTTTGGACGCATTGCCCCGCCAGGCGTCCATGCGCAGTACGGCGTCGCGTGGAACAGTGACGTCAAGATTGCCTTGCAAGCCGTGCAGACCATGACGGTCACAAATCTGCATTCGCTGGCCAATTCTGCTACGGCAGGTTGGCAGAGTGCTGTGGTTGATAATACCTCGAACTTATTTCTCGAATCCCTCGTACAGGTCGTGCTGGATTTTGCCAACACCGCTCCAGCGAATTCCAAGGCTGCGTTTGTCTTTGCCTATGGAGGGATTGAAACAGGGGTATACAGCAATCCGGCAAGTGGGACAGAAGGCGCGCTCACGCTCGTCGATGTGGATAGCAATGCACAGAATCTTCGGCTGATTGGCACGATGCCGTATACCACGGCTGATGAAGTCGTTGAATCTTCGCCAATGAGCGTTGCGGCTGCGTTCGGAGGCTTATTGCCTCCGTTTTGGGGCCTAGCCATCATGAACCGGTCGGGCGCTGCCCTTGCAGGGAGCGGTAATACGGTGAAACATCGCGGACTCTATACGACAATTATCTAGATTACCCGGTGACTTAAGCCGTGCTCGTTATCGGAAGCAAGCGTTGGACTGAGAAACCCCCACTCGGTATTGGGCTGAATCACAGCCTTCCCGCGGGAACACTCGGCCTGTGGCTCATGAATGAAGGTCTTGGTATTCGCAATATCCTACGCGAGGAATTTGGGGCTGTCACAGGCACACGAACCGCTGGCGTAGGTTCTCGCGGCACAATGCTGTCTCACACAGCAACGACTGCTCGATCTGATCTGTTCGCTGCAGCTATTGCAGCGAGTATCGTTCCTACGCAAGAGATTACGGTGTGTCTCGGTTATGAAAAACGAGATGCCACGCTTCGTAATAGTGGTGCGTTCGGTACTGGTAGTACCAATGCAGAACGGTGTGGCGTTCATCTTCCGTATACGGATGGCAAGGTCTATTGGGATTTCGGCGGTGTTGTCGAAGGTACCACGCGGCTGAGTATCGCTGGACTGACTACCTCTGATTATCATACCTGGGCATTCACCAGCGGGCCGCGTGGTATGGAAATCTGGCAGGATAGCATACTCCGCGCAGCCAATAGCAGTAATCCTACGAGGACGGCTTCAGCTTCAGCGTTTCGGTTGGGCATTCACCCAACTGGAAGTACCAGTGATCTCGCAAATTATTATTGGGTCTGGATCCACCGTTCACAAATGCCGGTACAAGTTTTACAGGATATTCTGCTTGATCCATACAACACGCTGTGCGCTCCTAAATCTCTATCGAAAAGGTTTTTCACGCCGAATATTGTAGTACCAGGCATATCTGTATTTGATGACGTACTTGGTACGGAAGACATCAGTTTAACATTGGCTGCTCAGGGTGAGATAAAAACTCACGATGATGATGATGTCGTAGACAACGCGGACGTATCTGTATCTCTCGCCCTATTGGTAGTGGACTCGAATATCTCTACAGATGACGTACAAATAGCGACAGCCACGGTATTGTTGTTTACATCGGACGATATTGTTACCACAGAATCCGTGGCATTTGGAACAGCCGTTATCGGCACCTCGATTACTGCAGCCGATATAGCAAGTATAACAGATGTCGCATCCGTTCAACTACCGGCTGTCCCTGTAGGTCCAGCTGTTCTCCTGATCGATGTTCCGACGATCACGGAATCCGTTGCTCTTGCCTTCAATCCAGGAACACCCTACGCATTAGATACTATTGATGTCACGGATTCAGTAACGCTGGCATTCTCCAATCTTCAGATTGATGTGTTTGATGATGCCAACACGACTGAAAGCTGGCAAGTCTTTGCCCTCACGCTCCAGGATACACAGGGCGGCACAGGTGGCGGAGCACCCACTGCAGTCTGGCGACCTGTCTGGCTCATTGATATGTCGCAAATCACCATTATCCCAGCACCGTATACGTCTGCTGAACTCAAATTCTCCAACGTCGATATCGAACAGTATCCGCCCTATAACGGTCGCATCCTTGATGATCCGATCATTGATCGTCAACTCATGGATACATTTTGGGGGTTCACGCAGGTCTCGACCGTCTCGTTCTCGCTGGCGAATGCCGATGGATATCTCACGAATCTGTTTACACACAATCTCCGTGACCAGCCGATTACCATCCAGCGATATGATATTGCCTCCGGTGTGACGGTTGAGGCTCTCTGGGCCAAGATTAGCAGTGTTGCGTTGGGCGACGGTGAAATTATTATTACCGCAGAAAGTCCAGCGCTCGAACTTTTCGAGCAGGAGATACCAAAGAAAGACGTTAACATCCGAGATTTCCCGTGGTCTGTCGGCGGTCCAGACGTCGGCAAAGTGATTCCCGTTGTCTTTGGCGATGCGAAAGCGGTTCCCATGGTGTACGTGTACGACGGCGTGACAGAGAACATTTATGAATATGTCCTTGCTGGGAATCTAACGATCAATGCGCTCTACCGCAATAAACCAGACGGATCACTTGAACTGATAGAGACCTCAGAATATCTGATCTCGACGGATCGGTACCCCGGGAATACATGTGTGCGTTTCCCGATCAGGCAACGGGATTTTAGCAATAACTTTCATCAGATCTATGCTGACGCATCCTCGAGTAGCCGGAACTTTGCTGATGCCATTGAGGAAGTCATTACCAATAGTGAATGGGGACTCAATCACCTCGTTGACCTTATTTCGTTCGGTGATGTTGCGCAGGCGCTCGAAGATCTTGGATTACTGTGTGATGGATTCCTGAATACGAAACTCCAAGCCCAAGCTGTGCTGAATAGCCTTATGATTGTACGCGGAATGCGTCTGGGATTCAATGCCTCCGGACTCATTACCCTGGCAGCAGATACCGCACCAGCCGTCATTTCAATGCAGATCCGCGACGGGACTGGTGATGGAGAGCGAAATATTCTGAAAGCCGGGAAAAAGGCTATCGTTGATTCGAAGAATGCGATCTCGACCTATATCGTCAATTATCGTCTTGATGGGACAAAGGATACCTATCTCTCCAAACAGACACGCGTGGTCACCGGCATTGGAAAAGAGAAATCTCTCGACGCCCCATTTATTTGGGATCACGTCACGGCGGATAAGGTCACAGACTACTTGGCGAAGCGCGAATTCTATGGCCAAGTTACATGTGATTTTGAAGTCACTCAGGAAGCACGCCGCCTCATTGAGGGAAATCTTGTTCGCGTATTCTATACCCCGTGTGGCTATGCTAACGACATCGTTGAGATTCGCCAGGTACAGAAACGGCGAGAAAGCATCCAAGTGGTAGTCGTCGGCTGGGATCAATCGATCTACGTGTATACACCAGGAGTACTCCCGATTGATACACCACCTGGTACGCCACCTGGCAGTCCGCCGCCGGCACCGCCGCCTGGTACTGGACCACCTCCAGGTACATGGAATCCTCCACCGCCGCCAGGAGGGACACCGCCAGGAGGTACACCATTCGGCAGCATCGCTATTCCACGTCCTGGTGGCCTTGAAATTCCAGGGCAACGTCTTGACCAGGAATTTGTCGGCTGCGATGTTATCTTGCACTGGCACGCGAACTCAGAACTCTTTTTCACTAGTCAAGATGAGGAAAACCTGACTGGTTCAACGGTTGCCGGGTACTGGGTCACGGTGATTGTCAACGACGTTACCGTGCGAGAGGAATTCGTCAAGATTGCCGCGTACGAATACACGATTTTCAAGAACATGACTGACAATCCACCGTTTGGTGCGCGCATAATCACGTTCAAGATTCAAACTCAATCCCTCACCAATCGCCTCGGCGAACCGAACTATATTACGGTCTTTAATCTCGAGGAAGATCTCACGCCACGGTGGGCGGCGGTCTACGACGATCTTAGTGTAACGGATAGTGTCGCCTTCGCATTTGGCTTTGCAACAGGAAATGTGTTCGATGACAATCCGGTGACCGAACTCGTCGATGTGATAATCCAGGGGCGGCAAGCCATTGCACGAGACTACCAAGACGTCTGGGACTACGTCACGGTACAGATCAACGCGTGCTTCATCAACGTCACGGATTATATCGCGGAATACGACGTGGTTGAGCGCATTGAGTCAACCGGCCTTTCGATCTTTGTCGCTGAAGACATTCAGTCGGACGATATTGCAGCGATCAGTAGCAATGTCATTACTGTTTCTGACGACATTAACCTTACTTTCAATCCAGAAGGACAGACATTTGAAAAGGTTACAATAGTTAGGGGGTAATAAGCATGTCCAACCCACGAATGGACGTACTTAGACACCGGAAAGATAATATGAATTTCCTCAAGGCTCTCGTCTTGTCTGACATTCCAGCAGAATTGCCGGAAATTCAGAAACTTCGGATGAAGATATCAGCCGCACGCGCATTGTTTCTCGCTATGGAAACCGCCCTGACGTCGCTCCACGAACGAGAGATACCACGGTCCATGCGTACGGTAGATCCTAATGCCCATCTCGTGCACATCGAAAGCCGTGCATTGGTTGAGGTTGCGCTCCAACTGATTACGCACGCGAAGACGACTTTGTGAGGACCGAATGTCCATCGTAGTATCAGATGTATCCGCAATCGGTGAAGCGTTGGCGATCGCTTTGCAAACACCGCTTGCCATTGATTGGGCACTTGCTGCTACGATTCCTGGACACGATACCGCATCGGGAATCAGTAATATCGGTGGAGGACGTATGGTTGCGGTGGTTGGCGCTACGTATAGCCTTCCGTTCTCTTCCTTAAAACGCGGTGAAGTCTGGGCTTCCAATGATGACGGTAAACCAGGCTCCTGGCAGCGCACTTCAGGCTTAGCTATGTTTTCGGAACTTGGGGTTTCCGGAGAGGATGTGTTTAGTATGGGCGCTGGGTTACTGTGTTACAAGCCAAGTGACTGGCTGCATGCTGAAGACGGAAAAGGTCCTTCTTCCGGCGATGCCGGCGGTATCATTCGGGCTCATCAAAATCGTGACGTCGGACCTGGAACGCCGATTTTCTTATTGACCGGGTGGTCACAATTTGGCCGGCCTAGCATGAACGGACGGAGGGATGTGGCAACGCGGAAATTTGCCGTCTGGCCGGGGTTGTTCCAATATGAAATGTTCGGCCCCGATCCAGTGATCCACGGTCAATTACTTCTCCAACTGTCACAAGCTGGTGCAACGTCATTAACGACTGCATTCATACTGAATGAACTCGAACCTGGAGCCGCCTATGCACAAAGTATCAATCCGGATGGAAGTATCAGCTGGATATGGGTCACTGAACCGCCCCTGATTGGAAGTTCGACTCTCTCCGGCACTATCCCTGGGCTCATGGCAGACTCCTATTTTTATATGATTGCGTCACACGACGGCGTAATCTGGCGGCCGTACGGAGATACGTCGGAAGTTATTGGTAGTGGACGTATGCAAGGCATCGGCATTAATTCCTGTGGTGAAGCGTTCTTTCTCAGCGACCATGACACACTGCTCCTCGGTGTCAATGTCACGGGATTATCTCCGTGTATTTTCAAGAGTACCGCACGTGGAGCACCAGGGACGTTTAAAGAGATTGTCATGCCTGGAAACTTCTTTAACTTTATCCCGCAAGGCCAAAAGGGGCAGTTTGTCTTTAGCAGTTTATACGTCATGACGCATTGTTTCTGCGAGCTCGATGATGGAACTGTGCTCTGTGCTGGCGGTGCCCCGACAGCTGTGAATCCTGTGTCTAATAACAATCAAACCAGTCCAGCATACCATTATGCCGTTATCTGGCGATCGGAAGACAAGGCCGAGACGTGGGAAAATATTAGTCTCAACAACGAATTGCCAAGTCCGTTGCCAGACGCAAATGATTATTGGTATGAAGGACGTACGTTACTTGCGCTCGGTGGTCAAGCTGCGTTCTTAGGTTGTAATATCTCTACCGATTTCGTCGACCCGACATGGACACCGTTTTTCTTGACTAAGGACGGGGTGAATTTCGTCAAGTCTGTGCCAACCTCTCGAGTCGGTATGTTTGCCCTCGATGCATCAGTGTACCCGACCGTCGTCCAAACAACATTCGCCGACGATGGAACTATCCTCGCGATCGTGTCGCTCTTGTACGCGGGACCTGGGAATGTTGGCCAAGTAGAAATCTGGCGCGGCATGATGACCGGTGGCATCCTGACAGGTCGCACGATCACCGGAGAGCCGATTATACCCAACCCATCCGGGGTCCCGCCGCCGGGGACTCCACCGCCAGGGACACCGCCAGGGACGCCGCCGGTGACACCACCAGGAGAGACGGATGTACATCGTGCGGTCGGCTTTCTCGAACAACGTCCGCCATCGTCCATGATCCCTGAGCAGGAACTTGGAAGAGGCTAAGGCATGATCCCGACCGTTATTCCACTTACCAATGCTCTGCTCGTTGATTGGAGCAACTTCACACCATCGGCAGATCATGAATTCTACAAAGTGGTCTACGGACTGACCAATCCACCCACCATTGTGTGGGGCAATACCACTGCGCAGCAGATAACCATTAGTGGTCTCACGGCCGGTGTTACTTATTACGTGCAAGTCTTTGCCTTCGATTGCTTTGGTGGTGGACAGGGTAGTGGCATCGCGTCAGGCACTCCACTGGATACGACAAACTGCGCTCCGTGCCGCGCCGGCAAGACATCGATCGTCCAGACTGTGTCTCGTGTACTTACTATCGACTATCAAGACATCCTTTCGGTGACGGCTGTACTCACGCAGGTGGGGCAGTTCGTATCCCTCTGGGCTGGCGGAGATTTTGCATACACTTCAGCCGGCGTGGGCAGGTTTCTCGTCCAGCGACGGGTGTCAGGCGGTGGAGGGGTAACCGTGGACCTCCGATCCAGTGGAGTCTATGTCCCGAGTACGAACGACCCTGTCACTGGGCATATCAGCCTGTCTGACGCTCCGGATCCAGGCACATGGGAATACGTACTGATGGCCAAGTGTACCGTTCCGGCTACCGTACTGACCGCGTCCTACATCGATCTTCTCCAGGAGAGGTGAAGCTCTTATGCCACAATATAAAGAAGGCACTGCCCGGGCACTCAGCGCTGCACATCAACGGATTGAGCTTGTGGGTGGTACGACCACAAATCATATCGTCACAGGGGATCTCTTCCGGTTCCGTGCTGACGTCGCGTCAGCTTGGTTCGAAGTCTCGAGCATCGTCAGCGCCACGATTTTCGATTTGACGGGGCCGTATAACGCGGCCCAGGCATTCGATACGCTGCTCCCATATCTCATTGTCAGGGATTTTACCCCGAATTTCGAAATCCCAGAACTGGCGCCTGGAGACATTGCCATCCGGGAAGTCTTCACGGAAGCCATGCGCGTGATCGATGGTATCCTGTCCTTTGCCGCGCGGGCTGAGTTCTCATTTGTCGGTGCGCTCTCCATTGGAGACAAGCCGTTCCGGTGGTATTCTCCACTTCGCATGACCACGCGGACGGTGCACATTTCCGTAGGATCGCCCGCTACGAGTCCCGTCACAGTGGATGTCAAGAAGAATGGGTCCACCGTGTTTACTGACTCGGCGGCAAGGCCAACTATCGGTGTTGGCCAGTATTCTGCTGAAGTTCCGTGTGCAGCATCGCTCGTAACCAATGACTACCTAACGGTTAGTATTATCGCGTCAGGTGGTTCAGATTTGGTCGTACAGGTGAGGTTTTAGGAATGGCTAATTCCCGCGAACGCCTTGAATTTCGTTCTCCGAAAGACCCCAAGCCAACTTGGGCGCTTTTTCCGAACGAAATTGCCAAGCAACCAGGCCTTGTGATCGTTGCCAACGCCAAAGGCCGTGTGATCGCTACCATTGACCCCGTTACTCGCGAACGCCGCACGCTCAATGGGACCGTCGAAGCCAAGCTATCCCCACAGGGCTGGCTCCTGCCCATTTCCGACACTGCAATGATCTTCAATCACGCACCGCGTCAAGTTCAGCCGAATTACGAGCTTTCCCTGGCTCGGGATAGGGATCCTCGGTCGGCGTCACAGCGAGAGAGAAGGAAGAGCAACGGAAAAAGGGCTTGACAAAAGCCACCACCATCAGTACGATTCTCGCCGTGACGCTAAAAAAGGGCTTGCCGAAATCCCGTACCTGCCCCAAGTGTAGTGTTACGTGGGTACCGCGCAAGCTTACATCCGTGAAGTGTCCAAGGTGCTGGGTTCTTCTACCGAAGGAGGGCTAACATGGCGAAATCACTTCACGTTCCAGGCGTCCCGAAGGGTTTCACGGGCCATATTCTGTGGATCCGGAAAGGTCAGGATGCTCAGTACTATATCCGCCTTATCTCGCGCAACCGGCAGATTCGGATGGTCAGCGAAGCCTATCCGACGCGCACACATGCCAAGCGTGCCGCCAAGAGTCTAGCGTCCGCACGGACGGCAGCCTGGGTGATCGTATGAAGAATGCTACGGGCCTGCGTAGCAACTCCACCGCAATGAAGAATGCCGGCAGCATTAGCCTTGCATTTGTGTGGGGTATCCGTCTCAGGCTCTGGGCCGAGGGCGACAAGCTCCGGGCCGAGGGCGCCAAGCTCTGGGCCGAGGGCGCCAAGCTCCGGGCCGAGGGCGCCAAGCTCCGGGCCGAGGGCGCCAAGCTCCGGGCCGAGGGCGACAAGCTCCGGGCCGAGGGCGACAAGCTCTGGGCCGAGGGCGCCAAGCTCTGGGCCGAGGGCGACAAGCTCCGGGCCGAGGGCGACAAGCTCTGGGCCGAGGGCGACAAGCTCCGGGCCGAGGGCGCCAAGCTCTGGGCCGAGGGCGGCAAGCTCCGAGCCGAGGGCGGCAAGCTCTGGGCTGAGGGCATTCTTGAGGCCCACGGGAATATCCGCGTGGAATGGGTGTACCGCGAAGGCAAGGATAGCTATGCGTGCAAACTAGAAACTGGCGAAGTCTTTGAGCCGTGAAGGCCTTGGCCCGTTATAGGCACGACAAAACCTGTGCAGCTGCGAGCTCCATAGGACAAATCGTGCGCCTCTCGCAGAGGAAAGCGATGGTCATTGCGACCACGCCGGGCCTTCTTTTTTGGAGCAGAGGTAGATGAATACAGTAGCGATGAATACAGTAGCTGAACAGATTGCCGAGTTGAAGCGCATCGGTCTCGTCGCGTCCACCATGCCTGATCGGTTGGCCCAGACGAGAGCCATCCTAAGCAATCTCCGTGCTGATCTCGAGTCAGCCTCTAGTCTTGTAAAGGATCGTGAGGCTGAAACGTTGTCACTGGTATCGGCTGAAACGTTACCAGACAGCGCCAAGCCTGCGTTTTCAAACAAGGAATCCCGTGAGGCAGAGGTACGACAGCGTTTGGCTGAGGATGTGACCTATAAATTTCTCGTAGGTGAAGAACAGAATGCACAGCGGCAAAAGTCGGACGTCGAGATTCAGCTAGCGAAGCTACAGGATGAAGATCGGCTCATTGATCGTCAACTTGAGGCTGTCGCAGCATCCTTACGCGCAGAAACTGTCCAGTTGCTTCGGCAAGCTCTCGTAGACTTTGTCTCTGTTGAAGCACGGCGACTAACGGACAAGTAATATGATGCCCACATTGTCTCCACAAGGAGGGTGGCCGAGCGCTGACGGTCTTCCATGCTGCGGCTGTGGAGCAGACCTGAATTACAGTGAATGTGTGCAAGTAAGCTTCTCTGATCGTAACTTCATGGCGTTTTGTGGTTTCAAATGTCTAGCGCTCTGGACTCATTATTTCTCAGGGCGCTTTGATGAAGTGCGTGCGTGGACAGCGTTGGTAGAACCGCGTTCGGTGTCTCACTAACAACCAAGGTTGTACGGAGGGCATCATGACTGACCCAGTTACTGGTACCACGACCAGCGTAATTCCTAGCCACACCGGCCTCGCCAAGAAGCGCGATCCGATGCTCGAGATGGCCGAATCCAAGACCGTGCCGCCAATTCTCCGGGAACACTTTACGGAGACCGATTGGGGCGCGATGGCGGTCCCAGATCGCATGGAAGCGCTCGCGTTCTTCGCAGCGGAGCAAGCGGAGACGACCAAAGGCCTCATCATCACGTTTCCGCAGATCAAGTATCCCACCGCGCAGGCCGGCGTCTGGGTTGTACCGGATGCCACAGGCACGCCGCAATATCGTCCGACTATCGGCGGAGTGATTCTGTTCAAACAGCCCGTGAGGGCATATTGGCCAATCGACAAACCACTGTCGAATGATCCACCCATGTGCTCATCGCCAGACGGACGGAAACCTGATACGCCTGGACCGATCAATCCAATCGGTGGTCGACAAGCCGATACCTGCGCAGCCTGCCCACGCTCAGTATTTGGGACAGGCAAGGAGGGTGAAGGGCAGGCTTGTAAGGCCAGGATCAACACATTTAATCTCATGGATCAGAATGGGCACGACGTCAAACAGCCTCTTCAACTTGAGGAAATCCCTACGCTGATCTCCGTTCCACCTAGTCAGCTCAAGGCATTCAGTGAATACGCCGTCCAGGTCAGGAAAAGTTCCACGGGCTCGCTGCTCGCCTGGACTACGACGTTCGGTCTCAAAGATGACAAGAACAAGCGCGGGACGGAATTCAAGGCGCTCGTCCTGTCGACAGGGAAAAAGCTCACCTATGAACAAATGCAGACGTGTCGGAAAATCTCCGATAGCTTTGCGGATCAGTTCAGTCGGCGTGGCTTTGTGCCTGAGGATGCTGAAGAGGAACCCACGTTCCCAAGCTAGCTGCGAATGCGAGTATTAGAAGTCTGGATCCCAGGTGTCGTGGTTAGCGTAAACACGTTCCGGCGTCGCGGCACCAGGGATCGCATGGCAACCATCAAGATGGAGCGGGACAGAGCCAAGGCATGCGCGCTCAAGGCTGTACGGGAGAAGTATCGGAGTGGGGATGACACGTGGACTGGGCCGACAACTATCGACTTTGAAATCTATACAAGTCGTACGCTGAAAGATCGTTTGCAAGTAGGGGGGGCACTAAAGGCCACACAGGATGGAATTTGCCTTGCTATCCTCCCACTTGGCGATGGGCATGGAACACCGTACGTTTGGCGTGAACCAACGCAGATCAAAGTCAAGACACGGAAGGAAGAGGGCGTGCTAGTGACGATACAAGAACTTAGCAATGGGTAAAACCAATATCGAGTGGGCAACCGATGTTTGGAATCCCGTTCGCGGATGTTCTCGTGTATCCGAAGGATGCCGTTTTTGTTACGCAGAAATCATCGCAGCTCGTTTCTCTGACTCCGGGATGCCATATGAAGACCTCGCTACGCGTACCTCAATAGGCCCACGGTGGACCGGCAAAGTCCAATTCATTGAAAAGCATCTATTTGATCCGATCAAATGGAAAGCGCCGCGAAGAATATTTGTCGCAAGTATGTCCGATCCGAATCACGAAAAAGTTCCTAACTCGTGGCGGGACCAAATGCTTGCTGTGATGATTCAGGCACCGCAACATAAGTATCTCTGGCTGACGAAGCGGGCCGACAACATGCTGGCATACTTCGCCGACCCGCATACACGCAATAGAGTTGCTGCTCAACTTGGTTGGCGACCAGAGCGTATGAATAACACGTGGCCAATTCCAGGTCTCTGGTTAGGTGTATCCGTCGAAAATCAAGCAACGGCCGATGAACGGATTCCGTTGTTACTCGAAACGCCAGCGGCGATACGGTGGATAAGTTACGAACCCGCATTAGGAGTCGTAGATTTCTCTTCTAGGCCGATGGAAGAAGGCTGGTATCACAACTGGTTGAAGATTACTGAGACAGAACCACCAATTCCACGGCTCGACTGGATCGTATGTGGCGGTGAGAGCGGTTCTGGTGCACGGCCTTTTGACCTCACATGGGCTCGGCAGACCATCATTCAGTGTACTGAGGCAGGTATTCCGGCGTTCATAAAACAGCTTGGAAGTACGCCTGTTAATGGCACAGAGAAGATACATCTCATAGACCGCAAGGGCGGCGATTTGGACGAATGGCCAGAAGATCTCCGCGTACGAGAATTTCCAGATGCCTAATCCGCGCCCATGGATCATCGCCTACGATGCCACCGGCCTGCACAAGAAGCCACCGTACACGCTGGAGTGCCGGCGGTGCTTTGCCACTTATTCGCCGACCATTCCTGTGGCGGTGGATATCTTCTGTGCGATGGCGGAGGTATTTGAAAAGCAGCATACGCGGTGTGTGGAGAAGACGGAGAAAGCATGACAACGTGCCGACATACCTATTGCGAGAATCCAGCTACCAGCGATTCACCGTACTGTGTAATCTGTCAACGCTACGTGACAGGCGGAGACCTGACTGATTACTCCTGTCCATGTGGCGTGCTGGAGTGGATGAAAAGCGGCGGAAGCCGGGGCTGGCATCCATGATCTACCTCGTATTACTCAAGGGTGGCGTCAGGAAATGGCAAACCCTTGGGCATTTATCAGAACCCAAGGTGGTATGGAATATTCCGGTTCCACGCCATGGTGTATTTAGCTGGATTAGCACGCCTATGTGTGCCGCAGCAGAATTTACATCTCGAGAAGCCGCACAAACTGCTATCAATGTTACTGAAAAGTACATCGACGATCAGATTACTGCGGGCAATCCAAACTTTACTAAGATCCCTGGAATTAAATACTGTATTGCGAAGGTGGAGGAATGAAGATCAGCGTACTTGGCGATCTTCACTTATCAGAACAAAGTCCGCGCTACGCCCACGCGCTTGAGGTCCTCGATCACTGTATTGATGTCGGCGTCCAGCGTAACGCGAAGATCTGGGTATTTTGCGGTGACGTATTCGAAGGGAAGCCGACCCCTGGCGAGTATCACGCGTTCCTACAACGCGTGTACCGGATCATCGAACATGGTGGAATGGTCTGCGTTGTACGTGGCAATCACGAGGCCTACGAGGCCTATAGTTTTTTCGAACTCCTAAACCCCATGATCCGGGTGGCGTGGGATGCGTTCCTTTGGCAGGAATTCGACGCATGCCGAGTACTTCTCATGCCGTATCCCGTCCGCTATCGGCCACCGTTTCACGCCGTTTACCAGGAGACGATCTCAGGAAGTATGCGAGCATCGGTTAATCTCATAGCTGACAAAATACGAGAGGTTGCGGCCCTTGATGCTAAGTCCTTGTTCGTCTTTGGACATTTTTCTATTGAGGGCCTTACTACGAGAGACACAGATTTCGAGCGTCATTCTCCAAATGAGGTCGTAGTGCCTCTTGAGGCATTCGAGCCGACAGCTCTCACGCGCGTTGGCCACATTCACAGAGCTCAGCAACTCACAGATAAAACCGGAAGCGTCGGTTCGTTATACCGAACAAGTTTTGCCGAAATCGATGATCCGAAGATCTTCTGCCTCATTACCGTAGCTGACGATGGCACGATAACGACCGAAGATATCCCAACTGGATGTCGCGGCATGCGCGAGTTTGCTCTTGAACTTGATGACCTCACCAGTACTACGCTTCGTGAGATCGAGGACGTCGCTGCGCAGGGCATTGAAATCAAGGTCGTGCTTAGCATGGCATCGACCGAAGTTTCACGCTATGATCCCACGGTCTTCGACAAGGTGAAAGCGACCGCGCCACTGTTTGTGCTGGAGAAAGACGTGCGGCCTGTGCAACGTGTCCGAGCACCGGCGTTACAGCCCAATATGAACCTGACCGAGGAATTCTTTGCGTGGACGCAAGCTATTGGAACTGAGATCGCGGCCGAGCGTATGCCGAGCATTGGTGAGAAACTAAGAGAGCTAGAATGAAAATGGACGATAACGAGGAACGCGGACTGATGGAGATGATGCGGACACAAGCGAAGATGGTGCGAGCATACTTTGACGCGCTCATCGAACAGAAGTTTACGCCAGCGGAAGCAATGCGCATGACCGTGGCATTCATTACGCGTCGAGTTGGTGATTGAATGTACATCCGCGTATCCATTTATGAGGGTCTCAATCAACCGCCACTCAGAGAAGTCTTCCTTGAATTGCGACCTGAAAGCATAGTGCCAACGGTGGAACAGCTTCGCTATGCTGCGATGTTTGTTAGCTTGGCACTACAAGCCGAACAGGAATACCCGAGACATGCAGCTCGTGTGTGAACATGGCGTAGTGCTATATAAGGTGACTCAAGATATCCCAGCCGGTGACGCCGGAGCAGCGTGGCTAAATGAGCATGTGCCGATTGAGTACATTATCAAGTTGCGCAAGGACAAATGTTCAGCGTGCGCGCTTGAGTTTACGGTGGGGATAGCCCCACAGGATAATACGCCATGGCGAGCCAACTAGGCGGATTCGTACCGAAGGATTCTGGTCGCTATTCCATTGATCGCTACTGCGATTTCTCGGCGCCTGGCGAAGTGAGTATATCGCCAGAAGTATGGTGGTTATGGTGCTTGCCGCATAACCAACGTGATACTTCTTGTGAGTCCGTTGTGTATTGTGCGGTGAAGCTGTTCTGGTGGAGAGGAGACACAGTGCGCAGATCCAGTTCTTTGGGACAACGTGCACTCGGTGCTGGGCTCATGACTAAACGCCTTGGTATGGAAATCAAGATCAAGGATAACCACATTGGAACGGTCTTCGATGCAATATTACGGGAGTTTTGGATGACGACAGAAGAGGTTGACGAATATATTTGTCTCTTGCAACTGGCGCAAGGTCAGTTACGGCAGGAGAGTAAACGTGACTGACGTGAATTTGCCGCGAGAAAAGATCAAGTTCGGCGATCGAGTGCTCATACTCGACGGTTTCTATGCTGGCCAGCGTGGCATCGTGTGGGAAGAAACAATGTACGGTGTACAAGGAGGCATAAAGTATCGCGTACGGTTGGACCGGGAAATTTTCCCGAATTCACAGTTAGATGTGTGGGTGCTTCCTACACATTTAGGCCACGGATGATTCTCCACCGTCTCTTGAGCGCTGGCACCATTCCATTCCCAAAGGAAATTGTTGTGGATTTCGACGCTCTACCTACGGTTATCGCGTGTCATGGGAAAAACGGTGCTGGCAAAAGTACATTTTTAGAACTCTGCGTAAGCTGCTTTTACTTGACGATGCCATTTCGGCCAGGGCCTTTGTATAAAAACTTCGCATCACGAGGGTATATTGACTTGACGTGGAGCGCAGTCCCCGGTGGTCCGCGATTCAGGTCGCGTCTCAATATTGATCCAGTAGCAGAACGTGTAGAAGCTAGTCTCTTCAACGCCGAAGGAGGTTCAGCTATTGCCGGGCCGCTTGCACGGGACTACCTAATTGAAATGCGAAAGCGAGGGATCCCACCGCTTGACGTGTTCCTCTCGACAGCTTACACGCTCCAGCCGAGTTCGACAACGGCCAAGAACTTCTTTAGCTTTCTCCTCGCTGACCGAGCCGAGCGCCGGGAGATCTTTGCCGAGCTCCTGGGGCTCAAGCCTTACCAGATACGCGAGGCAGTGGCCAAGGACAAACTCAAGGCCCTGGATACACAGATCGTCGGGAATGCGGGCCTGATCCGGGCGCTCGAGCAAGACATTATGAAGCGTCCAGCGGCAGCCGAGAGGGTTCAGGACACCGTGGCGAGGCTAGAAGCCGCCAAAACAGCCCGCGATGACCTCAGGAGCCGCTTGGAGGGGCTCAGGATAGCCGCAGCAGACGCCAAAGCGCGGGTAGCCGCTATCCTACCCTTCCGGGCGCAGAAAGACGCCCTGACGGCTGAGGTGGGCGTTCTGATAGCCAAACAAACGGCCATTGAGAAGACGTTGGTAGCCGCCCGCGTGGACATAGCCGCAGCGACAGAGGTCCAAGAGGTACCAGCCGAGAAGGAAGCATTGATTGCGAGGCGTGCTAGCCTACTGCCACTTAAAACGCAGGTCGACGACTTGGACAAGGAGATCAGCGGACTTGAGATTGAGCTACTCGAGATCGCTGAAAACATCAAGCGTAACGAGTACTTACTGGCCGAGGAAGATATCATACTTGCTTCGGTCGACAGGATGACTGCAGTACAGGCTGAAATTGCCGCTCTAGACGCAGAAATTGACCGCGAAATGGCTACAGATTCAGCAGCTCTAAGTGCCTACCAGGATTGGCTTTCTATCAGAAATGACCTTGCGGCAAAGATGGCAGAAGAACAGCGCCTGCAGCTCCAGATCTCTACGATGGACTCAGTCCCGTGTAAGGGGGTCGACGAGTTTGCCGGCTGCAAGTTTCTTAGCCAGGCCGCGGCGGCGCAGAGCACCCTGCCAGGCGTCCATGCGGACGTTATCGCGCTTAAGGAACAGGTGGGCGAGTTACGGACAACGCCGGTCGCTGCAGCGCCTCCGCTTAAGGCTAAGCGTGCAACTATGCTCATTGACAGGGATAATTTAGCACCGCTGGTCAGCAAGCAGGTAGACCTTGCGTCCGCACGGTCACGTGTGGACGGCTTAAGCGACCGCAAGGTCCGGGTATCTGTGACATTGGACGACAAGCGCGTGGCCCGAGATGCTCTGACAGATCAGGTCACAGTACTTCCAGTAGTTAATGCCGCGCTTCGAGCGATCGAGCCCAAGGTCATTCTGGCCGCTACCCTCGGACCAGCACGTGCGGTTGAGGCACAGGCTGTCCTGACACTTGGCGAAATAGGCCTTACGCTGGCCGACAAGCGGATTGCGGTAGATATGGTCACAGCCTATCTCGACGGGCTGACTGATGCCGAGGCTGCGGTTACACAGGCCGACACCGCCCTGTCATGGTCCAGCATAGAACTGCAGAAGGCCGAGAGTACCCTGGGCACCATCGAGCGAGAACTTGGATCAGCCCAGGCAGAACTGACTCGGCTGGAGGAGACTGCGGCACGGCTCGAGCGCCTCAGGGTGGAGATGCTGCCGCTTCAGTCTGACTTTGAAGATTGGAGTCTGATTGCACGGAGCCAGGGGCCTACCGGTATCCCTGCACTGCGCGTCGATCGCGCCATCCCGGAAATCGGTGAGCGAGCGACAGAGTTATTACGCGAATGTCTGGGCGAGACTATTTTTACCATTTTGCTCACCACACAAAAACAGTCCGCAGATGAGAAAAAACTTCTCGAAACGCTCGACGTTATCGTCCTGCGCAATGGGAAGCCAATGGACGCCGCACTCTTATCCGGCGGTGAAGGTGTACTGGTCTCTGAGGCGCTGTCGTTATCGATCGCGCTCTACAATGCAGAACGATCAGGTGCGAGATCCTATACGTTATTCAGGGACGAGGTGGGCGCGGCCTTAGATGCTGCACGCGCTCCCGCGTTTACACGATTGCTTGCTCGCGCCGCACGGATAGGTGGTTTTGACAAAATTTTATTTGTTTCACATAATAAGGAAAGCGTAGAACTTGCCGATGCAAGACTCGAATTTTCCAACGGTATTATAACAGTTTCATGAGCCCACGTGGCCGATCCAGAGATCAACATTGGAATTGGAAAGGCTGGCGTTATCTTTGTAATGGGTATGTCTACATTCATCTGCCAGAGCATCCGCGAGCAACAAAAGATGGCTATGTTTTGGAGCATGTGCTCGTTGCGGAGAAAAAGGTTGGGCGTGCTATTCTTCCGCACGAAGTCGTTCACCACCGCAATAAACAACGCGCGGATAATCGGCCAGAGAATCTTGATGTGCTTACGAGACAACAACATCAGCAACATCATAACGGCCTCAATGGACGGCCAAGTCAGCGCAAGAAACGGTATTGCATTGATTGCAGTGTGAAGTTGTTATCACGTCATCTTAAAGTCATTAGATGTCGTAGTTGTTCTGCAAAACATCGCCATATAGAATTCCGTACTTGTAAATTTGATGGCTGTAAAGCTACATTTCAAGGCAGGATTTCATCGTTCTGCGAAAAACACAGAAAGCTACTATGGTGGAGAAGACGCTACGCTAAGCTAGAAGAATACTCAGGGCTCCGATGACCGTAACTGACTGGCTCAATATGTCATTTGGCGAACCTACACCAGCCGTCTTCATCGGCAAGGGTAAACGAGCCAAAATAGTCACGCCCGAGATTTCAGCGCCACTTATCAAGGATCGCCTGGCAGAATTGGTATATCGGAATGGCGGCCAGTTCAAAGTCAGCGGCTGGGGCATGAAGCAATCCGGTATCGGTATCTATGACTCCATGGGCCTTGACGTCTCTGAGGCGTTTGATCTCGTATATTTTTACGGCATGATAACAGGCTTCGGTCTCGCTGGACCGGGACGGCAACACGTGGAAACGCAAGTGCGGGATGTGCTCAAGGATATCTGGCGCGCGAAAGGCTGGACGGAGGAATGACCTATGATTGAAATCGGCCCGAATTTAACGAGTACTATCCAAATTGTCGCGGTGTGCGGTGTCATTGCCATCTTTTTCTGGGCAGCATTTCACCGATGATCACCTGCCCCTCCTGTATCCGAACCTGGTCTGGTGAACTCTCACTCGCCACACACCTGATCGACGCCCACGGTCTCCCAGCGCCGATCGCTGCCGAGCGAGCGCGATTCGTGGCTCGAGATAATGCGCGCATGAAACGGAAAGTGGAGAAGAAGGTGCGGAAGAAGAATCATCATAAACTCAAGTGGGAGAAATGAGGTCTATCTATTCTACATTATTAGAAAAAGCATTTTAATAGTAACCGTTGTTGTCGCTATGATTGAACTTGTTTCTGAATATCAGTTTCACCGATCCATCCTTGTGCTATTGCTTGCTGGTTGGATGCTTACGGAGGAATGAACGTGTGTCTCTGCGAAGAAACTAGTTTCTTTCGCTCGACGAACAGTGCGCCGTCAATAAAACCCCCAATCCCGGCACATCATAGCTGTGACTACGTGCGGAAACGGAATCTCCTCGTTGGGCTTGCTGTGATCCGTGCACACAAACGAGGGACAAGTAGAGACGACTGGCACCGCGTGTACGTTGAGGAAATGCAGGTGCTGGTTGAACAACATCAACGGGCTGGAACACTTTAACTTTTTTCTTGACTAATCTAGCGCGATAAACTAGGGTGACTCTCTACGAGAGGGTTTCGGACTTGGTCAACCCGTGACCTTAGAGAGCCAGTCACACCCTGGCTGGGGTTCCCTCTCTAGGGTCACGGCCAAACTCTCAACCCGTGGAACCGCGGGAGTACCCACGATGAAACAGGGTGCAGTAGATATTCACGCCTCGCTTCGTATTTGGTCTGACAAAGACTCTGCCGGCCGCATCGTACCAAAGCACAATGCTACCAGTCTTTTTGAACTCCAACGGGATCTCAACCGAGAGATTCTTAAAGTCACCGGACGCCTTGCCTTCCTCCAGTCTTGGCAAGCAAGTTTTCGTGCTCTTCAGGAGACAGACACAGAAATAATCGGGAACTCCAAGGCATGCCAGGCCACCACTCCCTGACCTCCGAGACCATGCGGACGTTTTTTGGGCCGGCAGATGTTCGCTGGTGGGTCACGTCTGGCTACTCCAAACTGCGGCGATGTTCATCCTGCCGGGCGTTCTTGGAACCTTCCTACGCGGCCCTGACTGCGTGTACCTATGCGCCGGCTGCCGAGACCTTGCCGGGCTTGCTGATGACGTTCTTTCCGCGGACTTCTTAGTATGACTTATGCCGACCGCCGCTTCTGAACAGATGGCCTACTCCCCTGTATACCGAGGCATCTGGAATCATGAGGACCTTGAGGGCGCACCGTTCGAAGAGATCGCTTTTTTCGTCTTCCTCTGGTCCAATGATTTCATCCGACCGAGCGGCATTTATCGGGCTTCGGATGACCAGCTGATGGCTTGCTCAAGGCTGCCGGTGGACCGCGTTCGGAAGTACCTCATTGACCTCTCCAATCGTGTTCGGATAGTGCGTGATGGTGCGTGGATATTTGTTCGTGGTTACCTAGCCCGACAGCCAAAACAGCAGAATTTGCTGCGCGGCGTCAAGGCAGACATCGATTCCTGCTCATCTGTACCTATCCTCAATTCGTTTTCCTTGAAATATCCACTATATAGCCAATGGTCGGCCGACCGTCTAGCAACCATTGGGCATACTATGAACGGAAGTGGTCCTGCAGTTGCAGTTGCAGTTGCAGATAAAGACTTAAATCTTGCTGGTTACACAACAACCAGCGAACGAGGGGCAAAGCGCAGGGCCAAGGTGCTGGACTTCCACCCTACCCCGACACTTCAAGACAGCGACCGAGTTATTCACCCCATCCGCTACGTGCTGACACGTTTCGACTTGGCGTTTCTAGCCAAGGTCGGGGACCGGCATCCGCCGTTCAGCGGGAAAGATGCTAAGTTAGCCGAACGGATGCTGAAGTCGTTCGGGGTCGAAAAGGTCGCACGCTTGATCGACGCATTCTTTGAATTGGACGACGCGTGGATTCGTGACAGCGGGTATGGATTTGCGATCTTCCACTCTCAACTGGCGAAGTTACTGGTGAAGTTGTCGTCGCTGGTGCCGTCGAGTGATCCCTATGCGAAATTTCCAGGAGCGTGAGTATGACCGTGACCGAGTTCGAGGCCGCGCGTGCGACTTTAGAGTGTCAACGGTGTGGGCACGAAGGGCTGGCAGTGTACCGCCCTGAGAATGGCAATCACGTAGGAGCTCGATGTCCAGCGTGTCAAAGTAAAGCGCCATTGGCCGGCGTGCAGTGGCTGAGTCAGGGCGGATCAGCCGATCATATTGCGAGAAAACGAGGTGGTCGCGATGTACGAGAAGTATGGGCGACTGCCGGCGATCATTGTAGTTTTTGCGGAAAGTCTTGGGATTTATGTGTGATTTTGAACATCACCAGAACGAAGCAGCATGTCTGGCCTATTATGTTTGGCGGGAGTGAAGAAGGACTGGTAATTCCGTTCTGCGCACGTTGTCAGGAGAGTAGCCGAGCAGCAATCATGGAAGCTCGAGATATAGAAGCGCTGGCCCAAACGTTGGATAGACTACGAAAGAAATTCGGCGAGCCAGCGTGAGTGAATTTCTCGAGGCCGCACGGGCGTATCACGCATTGGGGTATCACCCGATTCCGTGTGATCCTCGTGATAAACGTCCACTGCTAATTGACGGTAAGAGGTTGCACTGGGAGCCATATCAGGTCTTGCAACCACTCCCTGATGAGATAGAAACCTGGTGGGGTGAAAATCCTAATGCGAATGTGGCGCTTGTTCTCGGTCGCGGGACGTTTGCCGTTGATCTCGACGGTGGAAATGACGCAGAGAACGGAGACGAAGCAGAGAAGTTATTGAATTCTCGATTTATTGTTTTACCGGACGGTGCACCGAGAAGTAAGACCGGACATGGTGGGCATGTGTTTCTCTCTGGATCTGTCGGGGATCGAGTTGGATTGATGACCACCGGAGGTGTAAAGCCGCAAGTAGATATAAAAGGTGTGGGGTACGTGGTCGTTCCACCGAGTATACATCCGCATGGGCAGAGGTACATCTGGGAGATACCGCTGGTATCACCGAATCAGTTGCCACCAGCCCCGCTCGGACTCCTAGCCTTAATCGGAACAGGAAATGATTCCGATGAGGAAGAAATTAGCGTTGGGGTGGGAGGATCAGGGTGGGTATCCGAATACATGGCCGGTGTACCTGAGGGGCGGCGAGACTATGCGTGTACGCGTTTGGCGGGCTATTTTCTCGGCAAAGATCTGCCGGAGGGAACCGTCGAGACGATTCTCATGCGGACGTTCGCTCCTGGCTGTACTCCGCCGGCGGACCTTGCAATGGTACGCAAGTGTGTGCGCTCCGTCGGACAGCGTGAACGTCGCGGGACAGCTGTACTGGAACCAGAGCGTCCAATCGCGGCACAATCGCTGGCCCAAGCGCTTGACGCATGGCAAGAATCACGGCTCGAGCCAGCGGCTATTGTGCGGACACCGTTTTACAAACTCAATACGTATCTTGGTGGAGGGTATTCCGCTGGGGATTTGATCTACATTGGAGCCAGGCCCGGCGTGGGCAAAAGCGCGCTGGCACTCGCGATGGCACGGAGTGCGGCGAGTGATGAGCAGGCGGTATTGATCATCAGCCGAGAAATGACGAATATTGCACTCGCGCGTCGTATGGTGACGCAGGAATCCGGTATTGCAACGGTGCTCCTGAAGCGAGCGGATCCGTTGCCTCTCGAAGATGCTGCGTCTCTGACGGATGCGCTTATCAAGTTGCGCCCACTGCCCATCTGGCTATCTGACGAGGTGGTATCTATCGACGAAATAGCTGCGCTGACGACAGCGATGCAAGCTCGCGTGCCCATGGGATTGCTTATCGTGGACTATCTGCAACTCGTGCGAGCACCGAAAGAGATCCGTGATCGCCGGTTACAGGTGGAAGCTGTGAGCTCCGGATTAAAATTGCTGGCCATGGAGCAGAAACTTCCGGTTGTGTGCCTTTCGTCCCTTGCACGCATGGAAAAGGGCACGTCACGGCGTCCGACGCTCTCGGATCTTCGTGAGACGGGGGAGCTGGAACACGATGCCGACGTGGTTATTCTGTTGCATAGAGATATGATGGAGCCGGACATGGAATGTATTCTGGCAAAGAATCGCGAAGGAAGTCCGGGGATCATCAAGCTGAATTTTGATGGCGCATCGCTGCGTTTCTCAGAAACAGAATAACAGGAGGCCCAATGCCCAAGTCCAAGCCCACCAATATCATCGAAACAGTCGAGCGCGAATGCTACGTCGACCTGACGGCCGACGACGTGCGCGTGAAGGGAGAAGAACTCGCACACCTGGACCTCTGCATCATGCAAGAGGACGAAGCTCTGAAATCCTACGCCAAGCAAAAACGCGCGGACATCGAGGAACTCACGTTGTCGTTGCACAAGCTATCGGAGACGGTGCGCCAGCGGCGGGAGCTGCGGATGGTGGCGGTGGACATTGTGGATGCGGGTGAGTGGCGTGTGAACGAAGTACGTAGGGACACGGGGGAAGTACTGCGAGAACGCGCAGCAACGGATCGGGAGAAGCAGATGCAGTTGCCGAAGATTGGGCTGGTGGAGCCTGATACGACTAGTGCGATTGGAGAGTAGCAATGGCTGTGTTTGATCATGAACTAGAGATAGAAGTGCATCTATACGCCTGTCGAGATTCAAGGCTGGTCAGGCGAATAGATGCCGCGAAGATTAAGCTTCCCCAAGGAGATGCGCAGCGATTGTTTCGCCGATTGAAGGGGGATGTGGAGCGGATTTGGCGTGCTTCGTCGTAGTCCTATGCATCGCGGCACACGTCGTCTCGGCCAAGCCGCGATTGAGCGTGTCCGAGCGGGCGGAAAGCTGGCCGTAGGGCGGGAGTCTGTATCGCTGATCGCGTGGCGGGCGATTGTGGGGGCAGTGAAAGCACGAGCACATGGATTATGTGAGGTGGGCGGGTGGGTGCATCGAGGTGATGATCCAGACCACGTGGTACCACGGAGCGCTGGCGGAGCCGACCGGATGGAGAACGTAATATTTCTCTGCCGATTTCACCATGAGCAAAAAAACTGGGAGTTTTCACGTGGTCGATTGCTCATCCGTGCCGATGGGCGAGGAGGATTCGATTGGCAAATCAAGAAGGCCACCAACAAATGGGTGAGGGACATGCAGATCATCGCTGCGGGTACTGTGGTAGCGAAATGAACGGAGCAGGTGATCTGACCCACGATCAGGAATACATCGGTGTTCCACCGCTCATCCACGCTAACGTGGTGACCATGATCATGACCG